CTCCACTGTTTGTTGAAGCAGAACTGAAAGTAGCTGCCCCATGTTGATAAAACTTACACCAATATTTACAAGCCTATTCAAAATGTCCTGCTTCTATGCAAGCATCAATTGCTTTCTTTCTTAATAAGCCATTTACAAAATTCATAGGTATCTATGTGCAATCCTGCTCAAGCTCATTAATGCTAGGCAATAGTCCAGTATATAGAGTACATGGATAATATACTGCAAAAGTCAAGACATTAGGAGTCTATGCACAAGTATGTGAATTTTGGTATTCATCACTGTACTCCAATGATAATACTATAATCAATAAGCTTCTATGTAAATCAGTAGGATAACAAGAGTCATTCAATACCTAATCTATAGCAGCAATATTATTGTCGGTAATAATCTCATCTATTTTATGGGAATTACTATCAACATGTATATTATATATAGGATTACCATCAATATATGACTTATTGTTATAAATCTATGCAGAGGTAATGTAAATGCCATTATCTACTGGGTCATTATTACCTTCAGTGATATCTACATACACATGCAGCTATCTCTGACTATCTATATAAATATTCTTTGTTATTTCCATAATGCTTAGTTTAATAAAGAATAATTAAAAAATAAAGGGAGATAGAGTTTCCCCCACCTCCCCATATTTAAGTTTTTAAGAGTTATCAGTCTCTATCAATTTCTTCAATTTCTACACCATTTAAATTATTCCAAGCAGTGATAAAGTTATCACACTCTCCAGTACCACTAGCAGCAGGAAATGCAATAGTAATATCCTTCTCAGATTTCTGCACTGCATGGTTAGCACCATCCCAATACCAATGGATTTCAACCGTATCATAGCCATACTGAGCATTTGAATTTGCAAGATATGCAGCAGCCCAGTTGTTAGGCCAAGCAGCTTCTCTGTTATAGTCACCTCTGTTGGCATGGTAGAAATATTCCATATCAGCAATCTTCTTGCTGTTTTGGATAATCAGGTTTCCAGCAATCTTCTTAGAGGTACCCCAAGTAACTTCTTCACCAGAGAAGAGAATAGTTGAAGGATTGGCAATAAACTCAACAGGGTGTTGAGGCATCACACCAAGTCTCCAAGGTTGCTCAACTTCATCAATGACAATACCGACATAAGTACCAGTAAGTGAAGACTCAGCAGTATCAGCAGTCACTTCAAATACAGTTTGACCTGAACCAGAATAAACAAAACTTGAAGTACTAATAGTAACATATACCTTCAACATGGGAGCAACATCTCTACTAAGATTCTTTGCCAAAGAAAGAGCCATCTTAATATAGAAGTTACTAGGAGACATACCATAAGTAGCATGAACGGCACCATACTTATGACCCCACACTTCATCAGAATCCCAATAAAGACCATTGATTCTTACATTAAGGATATAGTCCTGACCACTAACAAGAGAGTCACCAGTACTATCATTGTTAGTATCAACAAGATAATTACTATTCAAAGTAATTAAGGATGCTCTTGAAGTATACTTCATTTTATCAGCAGGAACTGCTTTTGTATAAAGAATATGGTCCTCAGGAATGTGAGCAACAGTAGGAAGACCATCCTTACCGTAATGAAGAATTCTGTAATCATTACCTTCTTTTGTGACAGAGATATTGCCCTCAGCAGCAGTAGTGCTATAAGCATTAGCTACAAACATCTGTCTAATTTGATTTTGTGTAAACATTTTTCTTAAAGTTTAGTTAAACAAAATGTGAATTAATTAATTTATTATTTATAAGTTTATTGTTATTATTTTCTTCCAATACTTTTTGATTGTAAAGCAAGACGAACTGCATAATTTACTATCTTATTATGGAGGATAGGGTTTAGTTCACTTTCAGTTATATTAGTTTCTCCTTCAATAGATAATGGAGGGTTTAGTTTCACTAAAACTATAGGAGAAGGTCTTTTTACATATCTTATAAAATATTCTTTTATGTTTTGGTTAGACACTATCTCAACCATATTATCTTCAACATCCAGTCTTAATGCTCTATTATCATTAGCTCCTCTAAAAGGATTTTCCTTTATTTTATGAAATTCATCTTGAGTTACAGGTTGAACTTTTATTACCTTATTATTTATACAAGAATCATCTTTTGACTCTAGTTTTACACTCTCATAAGTAATGAATAATATATCATTAGGTAACTTAAAGAACTTAGAATTCTTTATTATATGATAGTTTATAGGTTCAGAGACAGGTGTACTATAAGTTTTTACTAGGTCACTTAAGTATCTCCTATCTTCCTCAGTAAGTTCAAACATATTACCTAAGTCATTCTTTCCATCGTATAAGGAAATTACCAACTATTCTTGTGCTTCAGTAAGAAATATTGACTTCTCATATTCATCAAAAGCCAGAGGGTCTTGAGGACTTTGTGAATATGCGTTAATCAGTATATCAAACTAATTACTCATTTCTTCAGTACTCATCAGTCTTTCTCCTTATTATTTGATGGAATTACTCCTAAATCAGTTGCACTTGCATTACCTACACCAACCAAGTTACCTAAAGCCTGTGGATTGTATATGGCAGTACAGAGTTCAACCGCCCTTTGAACAATAATATGATGTACTCCTTCAGGAAGCTTGCAAGGTGTTTCTTCACTAACACCATCAATTGATAGGTTATCAGAACTTAAATCTACCAATACTATAGGTGTAGGTCTCTTTACATATCTCATCTTATAGGTAATATTATCTTCATTTATAAATTTACCTATCAATTCACAAAAAGTTCCTGAGATTTCAATGTTTTGCACAGTGTGTAACCTAGCACCTCTTTCTGTTTGTATTTGAGCAACTTGAGGGTTGTCTTCAACTTCTATTTGTTCCTCTACAGAACCATTCTTTGTTATAAGTTTCCAAACACTTCTTTTTGGTGGATATTGGTAAGGTTTCTACATTAATCTTGTATAATCATTATAACTGATATCAATTATTTGATAAATGTAAGGAACCCCATCATAATTTTCAACAACACTTTCATTCAGTGTAAGGAAGTAGTCGTCTGGTAATACAAAAGTAATTGCTCTTGGGTCATAAGGTGAATATTGCTGTGAAGTAACCCTATCTAACTCGGCATTATCAATAAGTGTTGAGAAATCATACTACCTAAGCTATCCCAAATCATTGATGTTAAATCCTGATTGGAATTTGTTTCCTCTAGGGTCAAACTTTGCAAGAATAACTTGGTTCTATGCTTTAGTAAGGAACACACTTTTTTCATATTCATCAACACCAGGGGCTTGATTTGAATTGACTTGATTATAGAGTATGTCAAACTCATTGGACATTTCTGTTGTAGTCATAATATTTATTCCTTACTTTATATATAGTTTAATTATTGTTTTACTTTAGCTTGAATTGTAAGCAACAAGTCTTGTCTCTTAGGACTTTCAAGGAACTTAGCTGCATTTGTTATTGTTGGGTCAGTACTACCTTCACTAAGAGCTTGATTAGTTTCAGTCATATAATAGAAATCCCCTCTTCTTGAAATAATACCATTGTCGACAGCCTGATGAATAAGAGTCTTTGTTTCAATAAGCGGGTCTTCAATTACACTTAAGAACAACTTAGGTTTAGCCTTGATTTGTTCATTAGCCTGTTGACGCAAGAATTCAATCTTAGTTGAAGGTGCAAGATTCTTACCAGTGAGTGTTTCAATGACAAATCTAAGGACTTCTGCATTATCCTTATATTGACCAAATGCAAAATAGCATCTTGAGGTAATACTCATTTCATCATCAGCAGCTTTTGCCTCATCATTTTCATTAATGATAACATATCTATAAGTTGCCTTATTAGCATTTTTAAGTTGGTCTAATGATGGGCAGATATAGTCTGACCAAGAGAGCAACATCTTATAGACCATATAATCATGGGCATTAGCTAAATTCAAGTAAGAGTCTTCCTTAGTCAAGGTAATCTCAACATTACCATTGCCACTTGCCCAAAAGTTATCTTCATCTTTTCTATAGACTGACAAAGCATTATCCTCAAGTCCTAACAGATACTCCAAATAAGCTTTTTCATCATTGGTCAAGCAATTCTTGATAGTACCGTTTGTAAGTCTAGGAGGACCACTAAATGTAACATGACCACCTTCAACAAGACCACCACTTAGAGTATGCTCTGGGTCTTTAATAAGAGGTGAAGGCTTATTAATGAATCTTACAATAACTCTTTCATTTCTAAGGCAACTCTTCAATGCAGAAGTATCTTTTTGTTTCTTGCCTTTCTTTTCAATAATTTCTTCTTCCATTTTATTTTCTCCTTTAAAAAGTGGTTGCGGGAATAGGATTTGAACCTATGACCTCCAGTTTATGAGACTGGCTAGTTACCACTGCTAACATCCCGCAATGTAAAAAGGGGATGAGGTTAACTACCCCCTTTTAATAGATTAAAGTATATTTATCAACCTCTCAACACATCAGGAATGATAGACACCACTCTAGTTGGGTCAAGAACACAAATACCCAAGACAGCTCTCTTATGGACAACTGCACTGTTCTCATCATAAGAAGCATGGTTATTACCCATTTCACCAGTGAATGGATTACCAAAAGGACCAGCCTGATAACCTCTCACCTCAGGATAAGCCTCAGTAGTGCACTTGAAGATGTTTTGTTCAGTACCACTACCTAAGTCCATAATATCCATTCTATGAGAATAAGCAAGAGAACCATCATCAAGTCTAATCTTGTTTCTCACAGGGTCATTATAGGATTGGTCAACCAAAAGGTCAATAACGATACCCATAGGACTTCTCCACTGAGTGAATTGGAAGCCAGCACTCAAGGAGTTCTGATGGTAAGGAGAATTAACCTTCTGAATCATATTGACTGAACTATTATCAAGAGTCAAGTTAGTCCAGCCTTGGGTTTCATTCAAGATAGCCTTATGGAAGTCCATAGCACCACCATCACCAGTAGTAATGGTAACATGTCTATTGGCATAGTCAACCTTACCACTCATTAAGTCCATAAGTGACTGTTCAAGAACTCTAAGGTTGAATTGGTTGACATATCTGACATTACCATAATCAAGCTGTTGATACAAACCAGCTGACTTTCTAATAGCCTTGCCAGAAGGACCAAAGTCCATATATTCACCATTTTCATTTCTGTTGCTCTTACCATAAGCAAGTGCTCTGTTCTTTTGGTCTCTGAAGTCTCTTTCAAACAAGAAGTCAACATAAAGCATCCAGCCATCATAAGTGACCATCTTGCCATCCTTTTCAACTTGCAAACCAACAGCCATCTTGTCATAAGACATAGCACCATCAACTTTGTATTTGCTTCTGATAGTAGAGAATTCATTTCTCATCTGAGCATGAGTTGCACCTTGAAGGTCACCAACCTCTCTATCCAAACCGTTCTCAACAAAGTTTGCTTCAAAGCTGAACTTCTCACCAGGAAGCAGTCTTTCAACTGGAATACCAGCAGTATTGGCACCGCTAAGATAGCATCTATAACAAGTGCTACTTCCCTCATATCTAGGCTCATCCATCACAACAAACTGATAGACCTCATTCAATTCACCAACGATAGTAGCCCCTCTATGCACCCAGTCATTGTCAAAAACCAAATAGAAAGGCTCTTGATTAGCACCAATAGGACCACTAGTACTAGAAGTAATAGGAGTACCATCAAGGGTTCTTGCTTCACGCAAAGGCCAGTTCTTTCTAGAAGGTCCTTGAATATACCAAGTATATTCATCATCAGTCTTAAAGGTCTTGGTAGGCAATTTGGACATCAAAGTATCAAGGGTATTGCCATATCTCCAAGCCATCAAATTCACAACATTCTATGCAGCCTACTGTTGGTTATGCATACATAAG